TTCTGCTCCTCGTCGTTGGCAGGGTCCTGCTCCTCCGACTTGGCGTCCGAATCTCTCGGCTCTTCATCTGTATCCTCAAGCTCGCCCAGGACTCCCTGGAGGAGCGTGATGGCTTCTCTGATGGCGTCAGCATCCTTTGCGCTGTTGCGCCTGCCTGCCTTGATGTCCGTCATCTCAGCCCGCGGATTTGCAGGTACCGGAACGATCGAGACTTCGAACAGTTCGAGCTTCTTGAGCTCGTACGCCTTGACGCCGTTCTCCAGTTCGACGGGTCCCGCTTCAAGGACGTCATAAGCGAACGAGAACTGATAGACCACGCCGCTCTTGACGATCTCTCGCTTCTCCTGTGCGAGCTGGGTATTAAAAAAGCTCGCTTTCATAAGCGGGCCTTTGTCGGTGTCTTCTATGTCATCGGGATCTACGGAACCGATGATCTGATTGAGGTCATGGTTCCAGCAGAGAGGGAACGGGTGGCCGCTCTCCTTACGCTTCCGGATCGTCTCCGTGAATGCTCCCTTCGCGATCACGTCGCCGTAGCTGTCCGGGATCCTGTCGTATGTGGAAAAATATCCGCTTATCGTCCCGGCGTCATCGGCCGATTTGATCAGCGCGAATTCTTTGTATTTATGCATATCCTCCTCCTTATCCGACCGTAATAATGACCTCGGTCGAGCAGTTACATCCGCAGGTCGTGTCCGGGTCGCCGTTCTCATCACCGGGCCAGAAGCATCCATTGCTGAAGGCACTGTCGATCGGCACGGTCTGACCATCCATCATGGCGTGCTCCGGTCGCGGGTTCGTTCCGGTGATCCAGCGCTTTTCTACGGTCTTGTGCACGCCTTGCTGCTCTGCCTGCGCCGGCGCTTCCCTTGTCGCCGCCCATCCGGCGACGCCGATCGCGAGCGAGCGCCCGAAGACCTCAGCGTCTTTGCTCTCACGGACTTCGAAGACATGCGCGGGAGTGTTCTCCTCGTCTTCGTCGTCATCTATGGCCGCCTGCAGTCTCTTATAGGTCGAATCGTTGATCGCCTTGGCGCGTCCTTCTGCGAGGGCCCGCAGGTATTTGCGGGTCTGATCGGTGTGGTATTCCGACCCGATCGCCTCTGCGACCTCTTTTCCGTGGGCATCCGCCACAGAATTAATCACGGGCTCGATGTCATCGGCCAGCTCTTTGTTCCACCGGTCCTCATCCCACCATCTGGCCGCTTTTGCCCCGATCTTAGGCAGGACCGCGCGTCCCTGGCGCTTCCAGAAAGCCCGGAGAATTCCCGCCATCTTCTCGTCCTCTTCCTGCGTCGAGCGCGCTTTGATGCGGAGCTTCTCGGCCTCTGCTTTCTTCCGCATCTTCTGCGTCTCTTCTATCGCCATCGGCTCCTGCTCTTCCATGTGCGTGTCCTGCGGTGAGGACTGACCGCCCTCTACCACATTGAGCGGCACGATCAACTCGTCTCCGCCCTCGACTGGAGGCAGGTTGTTGTCAGCGCGTGCTTCGTTTCTGGTCATCCAAGGGCCGCCAACTGCTGCCTGCAGGATACTTGCGCGCTCTTCAAAGGACCCTTTGAGCTTCTCTGTGAGGTCAAATTCGACATAGGTGAGATCAGGATCCGCACCGACCATCGGCAGAAGGAAGCTGTTGATCCTCTGCTGCAGCATCTGCAGGACGGGCCCAAGACATTCCGCATAGAGCGCCCTGGCGTTGTCTTTGGAGCTCGCATATGTCTGCGTGTCCGTGTGCCATATGAGCGACGGATTGACACCATAGGCCGCTGCGCACGCCTCGCGCGAAAGCTTCACAGATTCCATCCACTGCGATTCCTTGAAGGATGTAGAAAAAGGCTTGATCTCCATGCCGTCCTCGAGGAGCGGGATGCTTCCTGCCTTGGACCCGCCGGCACCCCATGACTCCCGAAAGGCCTCGACGAATCGTTTGCGTTGCTCATCATCCCACGGCTGTACATTAGCCGGCCGGAGGATCTGCGCGTTCAGCCTCCCGGAGGAGCTCCACAGCTGACGCCTGAACTTGCCCGCCTGAATCTGCTCTTCCAGCGTCTGCCTTAGGGCGCTGATCGGTGACACGTAGCCGCCAGGATTGCCCGGACTGTAGGTCTTGAACTGCACATAATCTGTGCTTGGGATTTTTACAGGCTGCCCACTGTTCTTGGCCACAACCGTGATCGACTCAGCCGCGTAGGCGTTCCGGCTTTCGGTCTCAATCACCCATTCGCTGGGCACCGGCCACATCTGCCATCCGCTGCGGCTGTCCGCATCCGGGAGCACCAGCACGTAGACCGTGCCAAAGACGAAGTACTCCGTCATGATCGCCCGGATGAATTCGAATTCCGTCATGGAGCTGTTGGGACGCCACAGCAGCCGTGCGGCAGGGCTCGTTCTGTCTCGCTCCCTGTCCGTCTCATCGTTCCGCTTGTACACGTTGAGAGGGAGCTGCGCGATGCTCGCGGCCAGGAAATCGACTACAGCTTTAAGGTTGTCCTGGGACTGGTAGAGCCTGGACGCTGTATAGTTAAGCACCTGCGTCGGAGCATCAGAGCCAAGTCCATAAATATAAACTTGCGGGCGGAATGCTGCCCGCCATCTTGCTAATAGATTCGGCATTTCCGCCTCCTATCAAACAAAACAGACCTGCGCCCCCTGTGCGTATGCAGAGGCGTAGATCTTTTTCTCTTCTTTCTGTATTTTCGTAGCTGCTGCAAACGCGGCAAAGCATGCAAAGAGCGGCGCAATGTCATCCGGGCTTTTCGCGCGGTCGGGGAGCTCGATCCCGCCACCTATGTTCCTCAGCTGCATGGTCTTGGCAGGAAGGTCCAGGATCGGCTGCTGCAGATGGTAGACCCGGATGCTGCCATTTCCCGTGACAGCATCATAAAAGCGACCCCACCCTGCGGTAAGGTCGCCTCCTTCGATTGGTATTCGGTTGATCCCCTTAATGGTGCAGATCTGCTCTGCAAGCCCTGAGACCGGAGCTCCGCGGGACTGGAATGCCAGGTTCATGGATCCCTTATAGGCTCTCGCCCGGAACCAGTCCTCGCACCACGCTGTACCTACGCGCCGCGCGACAACCTCAATGTGATAGTGCCCATCTTCACGCATGCCGCAGACAGCGATTGACGCCCATTTACGGTCTGCCGACAAATCGATGCCAAAGTACAGCTCTGACTCAGGTGCGATATAGGACTGCATATCGAGCCCCGACGCCCACGCGCCGTCCGGGAATGGCGCCGGCAGGATCGTCTCGACCTGCTGGCACATACACTCTGACCGGAATTTAGCTTCAGGAAATGTCTTCCTGTTGGAGAGGAGCGCCCTCTCTGTCAGGTAGCCGTAGCCCATTGCGGGATTCGCCTGGGCGAGCTGTTCAATGTCATCCGTGGCAGCCCCGTCCTCTGCTGACCACTCAAACAGACCGAGCGTCGTCGCATCGACATCGCCGCCGTAGTCACCTGCTGCCGAACCGTTAATGTCTGCAATTGCCGTCTCTCTCAGCTGGCGGAGCACCACGCTGTCCGGATCTCCGGCATTGCTGAAGCACACCACCATCCCGTTGGGCTTTGCATTGGTCGACGCTACAGAAGCGGACCATGTCTCCCAGTCACGCTGCTCACGGACCTCATCCAACAGCACAAGATCGTTAGAATCGCCACGGCCTGCTCGTCTGGTGGGCGCTCCGACTTTGTATTGCCGCAGGCCGGTGAGGACCAGCTTCTTGGAGCCGTTGGTCCTGCCTACTCTTTGGAGCTCCGCCGACAGCTCCGGGATGGTCTCCTGATCCTGCACGACCGCCTCCCACACCTCCTCGGCCTTGTCCAGGCTGAGGGATGTGCCGAATACCGAATCGACACAGAGGACATTAAGGAAAAACGACGCGATGACTTCAGAGAGGACTGTTTTTCCGTTCTGCCGGCTGATCAGAATCAGCGCTGTTCGGAATCGAAAACGCCAGTCGCCGCCGAGGTCTCCGATGATCTCCAGCATATGGATCAGTGCCCACTTCTGCCAGGGATACAGATTCTTGTGGAGGACATCAGTCGCGTATTCAATACAGGCGAAGCCCAGTGATGTCTCCGGCGTCAGCTCCCGCAGGGGAGGAGTCCACAGCCTCGGCTCTGTCTTCCCCATCATTTCGCCACCCTAAACTTTGAACGGATGTTCTCAAGGGAGCTGACCTGCGCTTCGTCCTTCTTGCCGGTGATCTCCGTATAGGCCTTAATCGCTGCCGCGAAGTCACGGACCATCGCCCTGTATTCCTGGACAAGGGGATTAGGCCTTGGCACCCAGCGACCGTCGCCCATTTCCACTTCGACCATGAGCGGAGCCTCAAGGAAGTCCTTCTCATTCTTAATGAGCTTCTCCTGCATAGACAGGATCGCCTTCATGAGAGTCTCTGGACTCTGTTTGTATTTTTTCTCCTGTCTCTGGTTCATAGCTCTCCAAAAAATTTAAATCCTTCGGGGGGAGATATCACTGCGGGGCCCTGGTCTGCGATTTTTGAAAATCTCTGTACTTTGTTAGGCCCCTGCCGCCATGCCGTCACCATATCCGGCTCTGCTGTCCGATCACATTCTCACCATTCGTGCCATCGCCTCTTGCACGATTACACCGGCGATGGGCGGCTTTGATGTTGTTTAAATCAAGTTCAAGATCAGGCCGCATGTGGACAGGCTGGACGTGGTCGGGCTCCCATGAGTCATCGGTCGATGATGCTGGCACGCTGTAGTCCACAGGCTGCCCGCAGATCCAGCAGACCGCCCGTGCCTTGCGATCCCGATCCCATGCCATGCGTCTCACATATGGCCAGCGTGATGATCTGCTCATGATGTTTATCAACTCCGTATTGCTTCTGGATCGATGTACTGGTTTGTTAATGGATAGGGTGGGGTATGTTTAGTAGGGGATCCCATCTTGTTATCCTCTACCCCCATCCTGTCTTATGTGGATCCGCCCTGCCCTGTACCTGACCCATCCCCCGTTTTTCTACGGGAAGACCCCCTCCTCCTGTCCACAAATAAAGCGGGCCTTTCGACCCGCCTGGCATATCTTGTATAGCGCTGTCGCCCTGCGCTTGACAAACTGCTCAGGCAGCTGCTTAGCAAAAGAGCGCCGCACCGATGGAGGATGCGACGCCAGATACAAGAAAGAATCCTATAGCTTATTTTTCGATGCTATCATTTTAGCATCTTGCAGAATGAAATAAAATGAAATGCTTAGTCTGTTGGGAAGTACAGCAGAGCGACACCGTGCAAGCTCTGAACTCTGCGGTCAGTATATCCGACCGCCTTGCCTACATCCTCCCAGTGATTGAGCTTACCCTCGTCTGTGATGGTGAGATACCTGTGCCGCAGGATCTCTCTCAACACTTGCTTGTCCTCCGGCATACGCTCAAGCCGTGACTCGATGTCAATCTCAATACCTATACACTTTGAGTAGCGCTTGACTAGCATGTCTGTAAGTTCGTCAAGGCGCGCGGCGTAATCTGATAGGTCGTGATTAGCGTCATGCGATGTCGGCATGTCACTATATTTTATGGCGCTCGGTGCGGCATATTTTAGGCGAAGCTTAGCAATCTGGAGTTCCATTTCCCTTGCTTCCCGCACCGCATATAAATATCTCATTAACATCTCTTTTGCAGTCATCCAATACTCCTACACAAAACGTTGTTTCCACCCTCTGGCACCTGTCCGGGCACTGTTCCCGCTGATCACAGTCAAGGCAACACGGTGCCGGTTCCGGCTCTCTGCAGTTACAGTCATTAAGTAAACATCTCCTCATGGGATCTCCTTATGCGGCATACTTCTGGTAGGCTGCCCTCAGCTGTGCGTCATCCGTATAGATGTATCCCAGTGTGGTCTGCACTTTGCTGTGTCCCATCAGCCTCT